TGCTGTCAACACGCTCGATAACAAGGAATATATCGGCGGCTCGCTGCATATCGTCACCGCCGGCGCGGCGGCTAACTTGTCCGAGATCCCGGCGCGCCGCGTGCTGTTCGATGAGGTCGACCGCGCCAACGCTAACGTGAACGGTGAGGGTGACCCGGTCCAGCTGGCGAAGGCGCGCCAGACATCGTTCGAGCGCAATCGCAAGTCGTACTTCCCCAGCTCGCCGACGATCACTGGCCAGTCGATTATCGAGAACCTGTACCTGCAGGGTACGCGCCAGGAAGCGCTGGCCGACTGCGTGCACTGTGGACAGGAGCAGCCGCTGGTGTTCGAGCGCCTGCAGGAGGACGACGCCGGCCAGGCGATCTATCCGTGCAGCGCATGTGGCGCCGTCATGTACGAGACCGACAAGAACAATATGTTCCGCCGCGGCGCGTGGTCGACCGGCGTACCTGGTGATGGGGAGACGGTCAGCTTCACGATCAATGCGATGTTCACGCCGTACGGATGGCTCACCTGGATTGCCCTGCTGCGCGAGTATCGCGCAGCCCGGGCTAAGCTGGACGAGGGCAGCGAAGAGCTGATGATTGTGTTTTACAACACGCGCCTCGCGCGGTGCTGGGAGCGGAAGAAGGAACAGACCAAGGCGACTGAACTCAAGGCCCGGGCCGGTGGCTACAAGCTGGGCAACGTGCCGATGCGCGGCCTGATCCTGACCGCCGCTGTCGACACGCAGCCTGACCGCCTCGAGCTCAAGGTCGTGGCCTGGGGCGAAGGTATGGAAGACTGGATCATCGACTACCAGGTGGTGTCAGGTTCGCCGACCGAGCAGGCGACGTGGGACGCACTCGATGCGCTGCTGCTGGGCCGGTATCAGCATGCCGGTGGGCGCATGCTCGGCATCGCCGCCACGTTCATTGACTCGGGCGGCGCCAATACGCAAGACGTCTACAACTTCACCCGCACGCGTCAGCACCGCCACATCTATGCGATCAAGGGCGCATCGACCTACAACAAGCCGATCCTCTCTGCTAAGCCAACGCTGGTAGACGTGAACTGGATGGGCAAGGTCATGCCGCACGGCGCAAAGCTGTGGCTTATCGGCACCGACACGGCCAAGGATTATCTCGCAAGCCGCTACAAGGTGGCCGAAGGACCGGGCGCCACCCACTTCCCGGAGGGCCTGCCGGATGACTACTACGATCAGCTCACCGCCGAGTACAGCATCACCATCTACAAGCGCGGCCGCAAAGTCACTGTGTGGGAGAAGAAGAAGAGCGCCCGCAACGAGGCCGGCGACTTGATGGTCTACAACCTGGCCGCCGCGCAGTATCTCGGCCTGCACAAAAAGACTCCCCACCAGTGGCAGCTGGTGCGCGAGAAGGTCAACCCTGTCACGTCCGACCTGTTCCACGATGCCGACCCGGTCGACCAGCCAGCCCCGGATGGTGATCAGCCCACCACTGTCATTACGCCACTACCAACTACAACAGCGCAACCAGCAAACGAACCATGGAAACCGAAACCGCCCTCGACCCCATCACCCCACCAGCGTCGGCCAGTCGGGAGGCAGTGGTGACCGCTGCGCTGCTTGACAACGCAGACCTAATTGATAAGATTTTTGAGTTCATTCAAATCGAGTTTCCCGAGATGCGTGACAAAGCCTTCGCGCTCAAGGAGCTGGCACGCCGGGAGTTCGCCGGCATCGAGACGTATATCCCACGACGATCGCAGGCTGAACGCGACCGCATCGTGGCCGAAGTCATGGTGTTGTTCAACGGGCGCAACGCGACGGAGGTGGGCCGCCGGCTCAACATCAGCAGGGCGTCGGTCTACCGCATCATCAAGACGCCCGGCACCAAGAAATAAAATCTCAGTTTTCCGAGAATTGAGACAGCCATATCGCTACCGTGGGCGGCATGGCTATCTCCCAATCAGACATTGACGCTCTCGACGCCGCGATTGTATCCGGCGCGCTCTCGGTCGAATTCGACGGACGGCGTATTACCTACCAGAACACGGCGCAGCTGATCGCTGCCCGGGCGCACGCGGTGCAGGTCATCAGCGGTAGCGCCCGGCGCACAGTTCCTTACATCTTCGGCTTCCGCTTCACCACGAGTCGGGGCGACTGATGGCCAACATCATCGATCGCGTCATCGGCTTCGTCAGCCCGCAGGCAGGGATCGCGCGCCACTTCGCACGTCGCCAGTTGCAGCGTGCGTACGAGGCGGCCAGCCCGCGCGACACGTGGCGCCCCCGCCGTGCTGGCGCCAGCGCGAACGCTGATCACCAGGCAGATGCCAAGGCGCTACGCTCCAAGGCGCGCGCCCTGGTGCAGAACGTCCCGTACATCTGGGCCGGCATGGATGGCCTGGCGGTGGCGACGGTCGGCGCGGGCATCATCCCGCGCGCCACTGGCAAGGACAAGGACAAAATCAACGAGCTGCTCACTGCTTGGTTCAAGGTATGTGATGCCGATGGTCGCTTCGACTTCTTCGGATTCGTGAAAGCCGCCTACATGGCGATGGAGCAGGATGGCGAAGTCCTGGTGCGCAAGCGCACCCGCAGCGCCAGTTCGGGTATGGCGGTGCCACTCCAGTTGCAGCTGCTCGAAATCGACTGGCTCGACAGCACACGCTCGGGCACGCTCAACGGCAACTCAATTGTCAACGGCATCGAGTACGACGTGCTCGGCGCGGTCGCCGCTTACTACCTGTGGGACCAGCACCCGGGCGATGTCGCTGCAGTGCGCGGTCGGTCGCAAAGCCAGCGCGTGCCGGCGAACCAGATCACCCACCTGTACAACCCGGGCCGTCCAGGGCAGGGCCGTGGCTTCACGCGCCTGGCGCCAGTGATCGCGCGCGTGCGCGACCTGCAGCTGTATGAGGACGCGGAGATGTCCCGCAAGAATCTGGAAGCCCGCCTGTCGGTGCTGGCCAGTGGCGACATCAGCGGCGCGGAGAACCCGGCCAGCATGGGCAACGCAGGCGACGGCCAGCCGAGCGGTCACCACGACCTGGGCGAGCTGGGGGGCGGGAGCATCGTCGGCATGCCGCCGGGGATGAACTTCACGGTCATCGAGCCGAAGGCGGCACCGGGCTACGTCGAGTACGTCAAGTTCCAGCTGCACCTGATCGCAGCGGGTATCGGCGTGCCGTACCACCTGCTGACCGGCGACATGAGCTCGGTGAACTTCAGCAGTGCCCGCGTGAGGCTGCTTGACTTCCGCCGCGCTGTCACGCAGATGCAGTGGCTGACCCTGATCCCGAAGCTGCTGGTGCCGATCCATGATGCGTTCATCGAGCATGCGTACCTGGCTGGCCAGATCAAGTCGCGTGACAAGGCAGTCGACTTTAGTCCGCCGAAGTGGGATTACGTGAACCCGCAACAGGACGTACAGGCCGACTTGGCCGAGATCAGTGGTGGCCTGTCGAGCTTTAGCGAAAAGCTCCGGCAGCGCGGCTACGACCCGGAGGTCGTGTACACCGAACTCGCGAAGGATATCGCCAGGCTGAAGGAGTTGGGCATTCTCGACACGATGCTGTTTATGCAGCGGGGAAATATGCCGACGCCGCCTGCCGATAGTGCTGCCACATGACCCACCTGCACATGGCCTGCGAGGTCTCCACCATCCGCGTGTACTCCGCACCTGACGGCTATGAGGAGCGCCGGCCGTATGACGGAATCATTACGGTCTCCCACTTGACCAACTGGTTTGCGTACGTACATGGCGCCGTCGGCCAGGTCGACCGCGCAACCTATACGGCCGCGCTGAACATGCTCCGCGATCGCGGCGTCACCACGGTGATGTACGAGAGGCGCGGGCGAATGAAAACCATCAAGCTGGAACCGAAAGCGTGAACGACGAGAACCGGCTGCGATGCCTTTTGCCGAAGTCGCTGCTATCCACGAACCCTGAAAGAGCGCCCCGATAATCATGGCTGATAGTGTCCAGACTCTGCGTCAAGTCGCCACCGGCACGCACATCCCAAATACGCTGGCGTCCTCGAACACGACCACGTTCTCCCGTACACCACACATTCTTCGCAGCGCCGTGGCGGCGCTGGCGATCGTCCTACCCAATTGGTATGTCGCAGGACAAACCGAAACGAACGCCGGTTCCGCTACGTGGACTGCTGCTATTGAGTACCCGGCGGGAACGTTCACCCGGGTGACGTTCGGCGGTGCCGCGTCGGTTACCTCGTCGAGCGGTGGCAACATCGTCTCGGATCAGATCCCCGTTTCGATCCCAAAAGGCGAAAAGTTCTGGGTTCGTCTTTTCCAGAATGCGCCGAGCAAGGCCGTGTACTTCACGTTCTACGCAGGCGACGGCACGGCGCAGTTTGTCTCGCCAGCTTCTGACTTGACCATGGGCGGCACCGCGACTACCTCGGCATCGTTCCAGGCAGCCACTACCACGCCGATCGCCATTATCGGAATGTCGTCTGATCCCGCTATCGGCATCTACGGAGACAGCATTTCCGTGGGCCGTGGCGATACTGCCGACACCGGCCTGCCACTGCAGGGTCACCTGGGCCGAGCATTCGGTGTGGCGTACGCAGCGGGGCACGTCGGAATTTCTGGCGACCGCATGTCACTGTTCCTCGGCAGCAAAGCGAAACGTATGTCGCTTGCCACGTATTTCACGCACTTCGCGGTGAATATGGGCATCAACGACATTACCAATGGAGGCTCGACTTCCAGCGTGGCAGCGGACACGAATACGATAGTCGGCCTGTTTCCTGGCCCTGTCGCGCTCTGCACGCTGTCGCCAGTATCAACTTCGACGGACACGTGGAATAGCGTAGCGGCACAAACTACGGTAGCGTCCAACGGTGTGCGAGTCACCGAGAACACGCGTCGACTGGGAGGCATCCCGGGCGTCAAGACGGTGTACGACGTCAACCCGTCTGTCGAAAGTGTCGCATCCCCGGAGAGTGGTCTGTGGCGGGCCTCGGCTTATACCGCTGATGGTACGCACCCTTCGGCCAAGGGCTATAAGGAAGAGGCGGCTGCCATTAACGTTGCAATGCTTACAGCCGCAGAAGTGGACTCCACTGCGCCGACAATGGTGGGCGAGATCACGGTTTCCGCTGTTACCGCGTCAGGCGCCACGCTCGTGTGGTCAGCGGCAACCGACGCTATCGGCGTGACCGGATACGAATACAGCATCAACGGCGGTTCGACCTACAGCGATGTGGGCACCGCGCGCACGGTCACGGTTTCCGGCCGGCCGGCCAGCACTGCGCATCAGGTTCGGGTGCGCGCCTATGATGCCGCCGGCAACCGCGCCACGCCGTTGGCGGCAAGCTTTACCACGCAGCCGCCAGCACAGGACGCGGTCGTCGCGTCGACGGTCGCTGAGTCGCGCCGGGTCGGGTTCCCGGGCGGCACTCGCGTGGTGGCGTTTGGCACTGTGCCGGGTGCGGTCACGCCGAATGCACCCTTCCTGGAAGCAGGGCGATGGTGGAGCGAGAAACACCCGCTCGATGAGCGCTACTGGGTGGCGGACATCACGATAGACCTTGACGAGCGCGCCACCAGTGCTACGTCGGTGGAACGGATCGTGGCCGGCGTCACGGTGCTCGAGGAGCCCGTCATACAGGGCAAGCTAATCCCGGTGAAGCTGGGCGGGTTCAACGCCGCTACCGGTGCGATTAACTACTGTACGTTCCGCGTCACGTGCGCGAACGGCGAGCGGTTCGACCGCACGATCTGGTTCAAGCAACCGGTTGGGACATGGTGGATCAATAAGGATGCCGACGACCAAAGCTATTACGTGGCCGACATTGGTAATGACCTGATCGATAGCGGCACAACTGCTACAGCGGTAAAGGCATTTCCGGTCGGTGTAGTTGAGCTTGTGCCGGCCGTGATTCAGGGCCCTTTGATACTGGTGAAATTGGGTGGAATGGACACGCTGCTGGCTGGGGTCAACTACTGTGACTTCCGCATCGACTGCGCCAACGGCGAACGCTTCTACCGGAGCATGCAATTTAATAGGGTTGATAACTGATGATCGATGCTTCTAAATTTCCGAGGATGCCGGTAGTGCCGGTTGCCGATGTTGGCCAGCCACCGCCGGGTGGATTCGAGATTGCCACCGTTGAACGCGAGAAAACTAAGTTGGGGGCTGCAGGCAGCGCGCAAAGCGTTGGACTGGCGTCGAAGACAATGGCTCTCCGAGAAGGTCGCTACTACGTCGTCAGCGAAGAAAAATAGCCGCGTGAAAAGTTGTCTCAGTTTTCCGAGAATTGAGACAGAGAAATCCGCATCATGCGGATATGACGACGCCAACCACTCAGCCGAACGCTACCCGCTCCGCTACCGATCCCCGGAACATGCCGCCGCTCTCGCGCGGCGCGGAGCTCGTCCCATCCACGTTTAACGAAGCCGACAACACGATTGATGTTGTCTGGACGACTGGCGCAATGGGCCGTCGCTGGGATTGGTACAACGATACGCAATACGACGAAGAACTGGTCGTCACGCCCGAAGCCGTCGATATGACGCGCTTCGACAAGGGCGTGGTTCAGGTTATCGACAACCACGATATCCACGGTGGCCTCAAGTCGATCATCGGTATCGCCATTCGTGGCAGCATCCAAAACGGCGAGGGCAGTGCAACGCTGCGCCTTTCGACCCGGCCCGAACTGGCCGGCATTATCGGCGACATCCGTGCCGGCATCATCCGTGGGATCAGCTTCACCTACCGCGTTTCCAAGTACGAAATTACCCGCGCCATCGACCGTACCGATGGCATCAACGTGCCGCTGTACCGCGCCGTCGCGTGGGAGCCGTACGAGATCAGTTTCGTGACCGTCCCGTTCGACGCTGGCGCAAGTTCGCGCAGCGCGCCGCAGGACGGTCACCCATGCGAATTCATTACCCGGGCGCCCGCCCTTTCCGCTTCATCCAACCAGGAAGACAACATGACCATTGCTACCCAGCCGGGCGCCCAGACTCCAGCGCCTGTCGATCCAACCCGCGCCGCCCCTGCGCCAGTTCCGGCGCAAGTGTCGGCACCAGTACCAGCATCGGCTGGCCCGACCGCCACGGACGACGCAGTCTCGCGCGCTGCACAGGAAGCCATGACCCGCTCCGCTGACATCATGGAACTGTGCGCCCGCCATGGCGTCACCGCGCTGGCCGCCGGCCTGATCCGTGGTGGCAACTCCGTAGACCAAGCACGCGCTGCCGTGCTCGACGAAATGGCCCGCAACTCCACCGCAGGCGGCGGTCACCAGAACACCCGCATTCAAATGATCGGCGACGTGGAGCAAACGCGCATGGCAGGCATGGAAGAAGCAATCATGCACCGCGTGTACGCCCGCACGAAGATGACCGAGAACGGTACCCAGTTCCGTGGGATGAGCCTGCTTGAGCTGGGCCGCGACTTCCTGGAAGCGCGTGGCGTTTCGACGCGTGGCATGGATCGCATGCAGCTGGCGACCAATATGCTGAACTTCCGTTCGGCGGGCATGCACGGCACCAGCGACTTCGCAGCCCTGTTCAGCAATGTCGCGAACAAGCGCATGCGCGATGCCTACGCCGAGAACGCCGGCACCTACACACAGTGGGCACGCCAGGCGCCGAACGCGCCTGACTTCAAGAACATCAACATCGTGCAGATTTCCGGTGCCCCGGAACTGCTGCGCACCAACGAGCATGGCGAATTCAAATACGGCACGATGACCGATGCCGGTGCGTCGTACGCCCTGGTGACCTACGGCCGGATGGTGTCCCTCACGCGTCAAGCGATCATCAACGATGACCTGCGCGCATTCGAGCGATTGGTCACGGCGTTTGGTGCAAGTTCCAGCCGCCTCGAGAACCGTCTGGTGTACAGCCAGCTCACAAGCAATTTCGCAATGGGCGACGGCAAGCCGCTGTTCGACGCGGCACACAAGAACGTCGGCTCGGGCGCTGGATCGGCGCTGTCGCTGGACGCACTCAAAGCCGGCCGTAAGGCAATGCGCCTGCAAAAAGGCCTGGGCGACGAAGAGCTGAACCTGGCGCCGAACTTCCTGATCGTCCCGGCCTCGCTCGAGCAGGATGCCTATGCACTGACCAGTGCGAACTACGTGCCGGCCAAGCAGGCCGACATCAACGAATTCCGCGCGGGCGGCCGCACGGCTGTGGAACCGATTGTCGAGCCGATCCTGGACGGTGTCAGCGAGACCGCATGGTTCCTCGCCAGCAGCAACAGCCAGGTCGACACCGTCGAGTACTGCTACCTGGACGGCGCGGAGGGGCCGGTCATCGAAAGCCAGAACGGTTTCGAGGTCGATGGCGTGACCTGGAAGTGCCGCCTCGACTTCGCAGCCAAGGCTGTCGACCACCGCGGCCTGTACCAGGGCGTCGGCAAGTAAGCCGCCGCTGCCTGCCCATTCATCATCACAGGAATCGAACATGAAGAATTTCATCCAGAGCGGTTGCACCTTGACCGTCATCGCCCCGGCCAACGTGCTGGGCGGCCAGGCGCTGCTGGTCGGCGCACTCTTCGGCGTCGCCTGCCACGACGCAGTGCAGGGCGCGCCGGTCGAGATCAACCGTCTCGGCGTCTATGCCTTGGCCGCTGTTACCGCTGACACCCTCGCTGCTGGCGACAAGGTCTACTGGGACAACACGGCGCGCCGTGCAACCAAGGTTGTCACCAACAACGTTCTGATCGGTGCAGCCGCAGCAATCAAGTCGGGCACCGAGGTCACCGCGACCGTGCTGCTCGACGGCGTCATTCGCTAACCGCCGCGCATGCTCTTCGCCAACCTTCAGCTGGCCGCAAACAGCGCCGTCCTGAATCACCTGGCTAACAAGCAGGTGACGATTGGCGGCGCGGTTGTGCCTGGCATCTTCCGCAACCTGGCCAGCGAAGCGCAGCTGGGGATGGGGGTGGCGTCCAGCAGCCCTGTCGTCACCGTTGCGGACAGCGCGGTCATGGCCGAACCGGTTGGCAAGCAGATCACGATCGACGCTGTGCGCTACGAGATCCTCACCGCCGACCCGGACAACACCGGCCTGACCATTCTCACGCTGACCGTGGCTGCATGAAAACTGCCTTTGCAAACATCGTCAGTGCCGTTATCGCGGCACTGGAGGCGCAGCCGCCCGTGTGCAGCGCGATCTACCGCGCACGTGCCATGGCTGTGCCCGACCAGGACAAGCTGGCGATCAGCGTGCAGTGGGATCAGTCAGTGCCAACTGGCGGCACGATCAGCGGAGCGCCCATCGACTGGACGACCCGTCTCACCGTTGAATGCTATGCAAGCGGCACGAGTGAGAGCGGCGACCTCGCGGTCGACCCGTTGCTCAAGGCAGTGTTTGAACGCCTGGCCGCCAACTCGACGCTGGACGGCGTCGTCACCGATCTGCAAGTGATCGGCGTTGAGGCTGAAAACACGACAGATGGAAAGAAAACCGGGTGGGTCCGACTCACCTACACCGCAGATCACCGCACCAGCAACTTCACATTGAGCTGACATGAATATCGACAAG